CCTATACCGGCAACGGAGCTGTTGACGGCACCTTCATCTTTACTGGTTTTCAACCTGCTTGGGTTATGTTTAAAAAATCAAGTGCTGCTGATAATTGGGTTATTATTGATTCTACAAGAGATGTAGACAATGTAGCAAGTCAAACATTATATGCTGATGGTAGTTTTGCAGAAGATAGCAATCTAACAAATAGGTCAGTAGACTTCTTGAGCAATGGATTTAAATTAAGGTCAAGTGGAACATATATTAATTTAAGTGGTGGCACATTTATATACATGGCATTTGCTGAGAACCCTTTTAAATTTGCTAATGCTAAATGAGTATTATAAATAGATGATATATGGAGATATAAATGCCTTGGAAATATAATGGAACAAATATAAAAGAAGGAAGAAGTTGGACTTCTTCTGATAATGTTGTGCATCCATCAAACTGGGGTATATGGTCTGATGATTATAAAAAATCAGTTGGACTAACTTTTGAAGCAGAAGTAAATAATTCTTTTGATAATAGATTTTATTGGTCAAAGGGTGTTGCAAAAAGTCTTACAGATATTAAAGAAGTTGATGAAGATAAAAAACCAATATTAGGTCTAGATGGTAATCAAATTGTAACAATTGGTCTTAAAAATCAATACTTGGAAATATCTAAAAATACTGCAAATGATTTACTTCAAGAAACAGACTGGTATGTGATTCGTAAAGCAGAAAGAAGTGTTGACATTCCAGATAATGTTAAAACATATAGAGCTGCAATACTTACACAACTAGAAAAAATAGAAACTGCAATAAACGGAGTTAGTACACTTACCAACTTTATGAAACTTTTTGATGATACAGTTGATAGTGATGGTAAGATTACTGCAATTGCAGTTGTAAATGATTGGCCAAAATTAGGAAGTTAATATGAGTTATATCGGACTTGAACCAACTGGGGGTACATTTGACAAACAAGTTATTACTGGAGATGGTTCTAATACAACATTTAATTTAGATTTTCCAGTATCACAAGCTGCACAATTGATGGTAAGTTTAGAGGGTGTACTACAAGAACCAAACTTTGCATTTAATGTTTCATTAGATGCATCACAACCTAAAATTACTTTTGCAGCTGTACCAGCAAATGGTGATAGAATATTTATTGTATATCTTGGAAGAACTCAATTATCAGTTCCACCAAGTGGAACAAGTTTGTCTCCAAAATTACAAACATTTAGTGGTGATGGTTCGACAACTGCATTTACATTATCCGATACACCATCAAGTGCTGCTGGTTCAAACTTTATAGTTTTTGTTGATAATGTTTATCAAAGATTAGGTGGAGGTCTTGCATATACGGTTTCTGGGTCAACTGTTACTTTTACCTCTGCACCACCAAGTGGTTCTAATAACATTCAAGTATATCAACTTTCACTTGCAAACACACTAAATACAGTTGCAGATGGGAGTATATCTGCAACAAAATTATCATTTGACCCAGCTGATGATGCAACTGCATTAGCAATCGCTTTAGGATAGGAATATGGCAAACACATTTAAAAACGCTTCTCTCGCAAACGTAAATCATGCTGCAATGGCAACACTATATACTTGTCCAGCAGGCACAACTGCAATTATCTTAGGACTTGCGATTACAAACAAAACAGATGCAGCTGTCACAGCAACGGTTGATTTCGTAGATACATCTGATAGTAGTGCAGTACGAAAATTACTTAATGAAGTTAGTATACCAGCAAACACAACATTAGAGGTTTTCGCTGGTCAGAAATACGTTTTGGAAGCAACTGATATATTGAAAATTCAAGCTGGAACTGCAAGTTCGTTAGATGCAGTTTTAGGATTGATGCAAATAACATAGGATTAAGAAATGCCTTTTATTGGAAGTCAACCTACTCGTGGAGCATATTTAAAATGTGATGCGATTACAACCTCTGCAACTGCAAGTTATACTTTACAAGTAAATAGTAGTTCAGTTACACCAGCATCAGCAAATAATATGATAGTATCTTTGAATGGTGTCATTCAAGCACCTCAAGATGCATACACGGTTACTGGTTCTACAATTACTTTTGACTCTGCATTAACTTCTTCAGATGTAATTGATTTTATTATGATACTAGGAAATACAGACCCAGTTGGAGCTCCAGCTGATGGAACAATAACAACAAATAAATTACAAAATAATGCAATAACTACAGCGAAGTTAGCTAATAGTTCAGTAACTGGCGCTAAAATAGGTTCATTACCAACTGGTTCAGTTTTACAAGTTAAACAATTAATTGTCGCAAAAAGTACCTTATCAAACGGAACTACTAGTTTTGTATCTACTGGTTCTAGTCTTTCAATTACACCATCTGCTACAAGTTCAAAAATAATGATTGAGGTTAGAGGTGGTTGTGGACATTGTCCATATGTAAATCAAAGTTTAATAGGTACAATATATAGAGGCAGTACTAATTTATCTACTAATGGATTAGAAAGTATTGGGAATAGTACATCAGGTTTAGCTTTTGTTCCTCATAATATAGCTTTTTTAGATTCACCTAACACAACTAGTGAAGTTACATATACACCATATTATAAAAGTCATACAGCTTTAGCAAATTGTTATTGGAATCTTGCAGGTGGTAATGGTGCAGATTGGTCAATCACATTAACGGAGATAGCAGGATAATGCCATTTATAGGAACAACACCAGTACAAGGATTTGCATCAGTTTTCAATAAACAGACGTTTACTGCAAACGGTTCAACAACCTCATTTACTCTTAATAATAGAGTAAATAACGCAAATGACCTTGAAGTGTTTGTAGGTAATGTTAGACAAGAACCTACCGAAGCATATTCTGCTTCTGCGTTGACTCTAACAATGACACAAGCACCAGCAAATGGTGTAAGTTTTTATGTGATATATAAAGGATTTGCACAAGTTACAACCTCTCCCTCTGATGGTTCAGTAGGAGATGCACAAATACAGAATGGTTCTATTACCTCTGGTAAAGTAAACGCTAGTTTCGCTCAAACTCTTGGTGTTCCTGCTGGAATTATTTTACCTTTTGGAAATACCTCTGCACCAACTGGATTTTTATCTTGTGATGGAGCTGCAGTATCAAGAAGTACTTATTCTACTTTATATACTGCAATAGGTAACACATGGGGTGCTGGTAATGGGTCATCTACATTTAATGTTCCAGATTTAAGAGCTATGTTCCTTAGGGGTACTGGTACACATGGAACAGCAAATATGGCTAAAGGTACAGACTTCTCTGCACCAGCTGTTGGTACAATTGAAAATGACCAAATGCAAGACCATAAACACGAAACAATTATGTCGCCTGGTACTAGTTATCAAACTTATGGTTCATATGCGATTGGTAACAATGCATATGGTACAACATACAATTTTACTACAACTGCACCATTAGAGATAAATTCACAAGGTACTCCTAGAACTGGGGATGAAACAAGACCAGTAAACGCAGCTGTATTGTATGTTATTAAAACATAGAGAGTAATATGACTAAAGAAGAAAAATTACAATTATTAAGAGCTCAAAGAGATGCAAAATTAATTAATTCAGATTGGACACAACTAGTTGATGCTGCAGTAACTTCGACTCAAAAAAAGAATTGGAAAACATATAGACAAGAATTAAGAGATATAACTAAAGTATATGATAGTGTGGATGCAGTTGGGTTTGCATGGCCGACTGAACCATCATAAGGAAATAAAATGGCATTAAGTAAAATACAATCAGAATCAATAAACCTCGCAGATAACTATGCATTTACTGGTACTGTAAGTGGTGCTGGTGGATTAATAAAATTATTTACACAATCAAGTTCAAGTACTGTGACCAGTATTGATATTACGGATACTTATATAAACACAACTTATGACAGTTACTATATTCTTGGTCATGCTTTACCAGTAAATGATGGTGTGCAATTGCATCTTAAATTAAAAGATGCATCAGGCATTATTACTGGGAATTTACATGGATATGATACTCAATATTTAGCATTAGGAGATGAATCTCAAGGGGGAACTCATATAAGACTGAATTATTCTACCATTGGAAATGTAACTGGTGAAGGCGCTCAATTTAGTTTTTATATGTATCATGTTAATAGCACTACTGTACCTTGCACTTGTATCGGAGGTGCAAAAACTGCTTATACTAATGGAAACCCAGAAGGTATTTATTTTACTGGTGGAATGATTGCATCTCAATACGCAAAAATAATTAAAGGTTTTAATATAGTATGTAATAGTGGAAGTATAGCAAGTCATAATATAACAATTTATGGAATAACAAAGTAATGGCAAATCAAAATAAAATGGTTGACGGAAAATTAGTTGAGTTAACAGATGAAGAAGAAAAACAACTTCTTATTAATCAAGAGATTTACGAAAAAGATTTTTCTGACATAAGACTTCGTAGAAATCGTCTATTACAAGAAACAGATTGGATTGTAATCAGAGAAAGAGAACAAGCTGGTTCTGTCCATAACTTTGAAGCGTTTATGAAATACAGACAAGAATTAAGAGATATTCCGACTAAATATAATAAAGTAAGTTTAGTCAAATGGCCGACAAAACCAGAGATTGATTTAGGATAAACATATGCCACTATCAAAGATAACAACAAAATCAATTACAGATGGAACTATTGCAGTTGCAGATTTAGCTAGTGATGCAGTTACTTCTGCAAAGATTGCTGATGGTGTTATTGTAACAGCAGACCTTGCAGACAATTCTATCACTCAAGCAAAAATTAACTCATCTGTTCAATTAGGTGCTGGATATTATATATCTAAAACTGGTTCAGTAGTTGGTAATTCATCTGGTAGAGATAATTTATTTCGTGTAAATACAAATGCAACAACTGCTAATGTTAATATAGCTGCAAATAACAATGCATCTGTCGCTGGGCCACTTACAATCGCAAACGGAACAACTCTTACAATTTCAAATACTGGAAGGTTAGTTATATTATGAGTACTTTATCTGTAAATGAGATTACTTCACAAACTGGAAACAATATTACAGTTCCTTCTGGTAAAAAATTAATAGCGCCTGGTCATGTTTTACAAGTACAAAATTCTGTTATTAATTCTGGCAGTTCAAATAGTCAAGTTACAATAAGGACTGCTTACTTAACTGTAAATATTACACCAAGTGCTACTTCAAGTAAAATTTTAGTTAATGCTCAAGGTGCTGGTTCAGTTATATGTGGTTCTAGTGGTATCTTACAAGCAGAAATTTTTAGAGGCGATATATCATCTGGTACAATGATTGCAACTCAATATAGTGGTTTAGGTTCTGCGACAAATGGACATGAACATTATATTACAGCACATTTATCAGTAGTAGACTCTCCAAATACAACATCAACAATTACTTATACCTTTGCAGCTGTTAAAGGTTCTGGTGGTACAACAAGTTCAAGAATTATGGGTGGTAGTGGTTTTCCAATAACCATGTATGCAATGGAGATTGCACAATGAGTACTTTAAACGTAGGAACAATCGCATCAAAAACTGGTAATGCCGCTATTACAATCGCAGATAATGGTAAACCTAATATTTCGGGCCATGTTTTGCAAGTTAAATATTTTCAGTTGACAACTTCGCAAACTGAAACATATGGAAGTGCTGGTGCTGACCAAGCAATTACTAATTTTGTAGTCAATATAACACCTCAAAGTACAAATTCAATTATAAAACTTGAAGCAAGCATTATGTATGAATCAGCTAATGTTGCTTGGAGTACAATGTGGTTTTTCTTTAGAGATAGTACAAAATTGGCAAATACCCAAT